CATGTCTACTGACAGAAGCTTGACCCTCGCTTGCATAAGTTTCTTATGAACTGACATTGTTTTCCTTTGTTGATAAATATTCTTGGTATTGGTTACAAAACCTACTGACAGAGCAGAACTCAGCGCAGCGCGTCCTCTCTCCCTGCCTGACTATGATTTCGTAATCCTTTCCATACTCGGCCACCTTGGCTTGAGCTTCCTCATCGGTATTGCAAACATTACGTGCTTTGACATTACCAATCTTTTTCACTGCGTATGTTGTAGGCTTCTCCCAAGTCTGGTCGGGCGTACAAAACGGCAGTTCATCTCCTGTCTCCAAGTCAAATAAAGCATTGGAGTGTTCTTTAATTCTCTGTTGGATAAAGGCTTCGCGCTCTTCCATCGGCCACAGGCGAATGGGGATCACCTTGATCGGGGCGTCAGGGTAGTTGGGCTTGAGAGCTGCATCACGGCGTGACCAGTCTCGGATGATAGCCACGATCTCCAGCTTAGAAACCTTGGTCTGCTTAACTTTCTCTACAAGCCAAGCGTAGATGTTGAGCTGATACTCCCAGTCAATCTTTTCATTCATCACAGACCATGCGCCCGTAGTCTTGTAATCGTTGATCGTTAGAGTGCCGTCTTCGTTGACGATCTGCAGGTCAATAGCACCAGAGATAGACCAGCCGTCAATCTTTGTGTGTAAACGCTCTTCAATCAGGTGGTTCTCATCCGCACCATGCTCAAGGACGCCATGGATAGCCGTTCCAAAGATAGACCAGACCATCTCTGTGACGTCAGTCTCGATCTTGTCTTCGTGTAGGTTACGCAGCTGGACGATTCGGGGTGAGTTGATCAGCTCGGTGGCTGAGATGTTGGCCTTACCCTTGGAGTAGGTAGGCCGCTTCATGATATTCACGAAGGTCTGTGGTAGGTTGTATTTGTTTGTGATGATCATGTGCGTAACTTCCTAAGTTCAAATCCGAATTCGGCCAAGGCGACCTTCAAATCCTTGAGTGAGCCTCGTCCAATGTTTGGGCACTTCAATATTTCGTTTTCGGTTCGTTGGATGACGTCATAAATGGTTGTCAGGTTTTCTGACTTCAGAAAATTTCTTAACCTTAGTGAAAGGTCAAGCTCGTCAACAGAAAGGTCGGAACCTAAAAGCCTTTGCCTAAGTCTTTCGGCTGTACTGTTAGGTAGACTGCAAATCCAACAGTCGTTGTACAGCTGCACAAAACAAATCGTGGTGTCTTCCACCTTAAAAGAAAACTCTCTCCTTTGCATTTAATCCTCCGTTGGTTATAATGGCAACACATTGTACCCACATACTTTCATGTCTTGCAATACTTTTAGAAAGAAATTTATATGTCAGATTTAGTTGTTGGAATAGATCCAGGCGCTTCTGGTGCAATTGTTGTGCTGGAGGATGGCCGGCCTATTGGGTGGGCACCAATGCCCATCATGCAAATTGGTAGCCATAAACGTGTGAATGCAAGTATGTTGGCTGATATGCTGCCAAAGGAATTAAAGCGCGCGTATGTGGAACAAGTTGGGGCAATGCCGGGTCAAGGGACGGCCAGTATGTTTTCGTTTGGCCATTCGTGTGGCGTTGTGTTTGGGGTGCTGGGTGCTCTACAGATACCTGTGGTGATGGTTACGCCTCAGTCATGGAAGAAACGCGCTGGCATTATTGGTCAGGACAAGGATGCTTCAAGGTCAAAGGCCATCCAGATGTGGCCAAAGTGGCGCGAGCTGGACAAGAAGGGAGCCGGCCAAGCGTATGCAGATGCGGCATTCATTGCACTCTACGGAGATTGATGTAGAATAAATTCCGGCAAGCAGTTGCCACTCTCCTTTGTTGGTTGCTTTGTCCCCGAACTAATCACTCGGGGGCTTTTTTTATTAACAGTGTTAATATCAATACGCATGGGGATTGATCAGTCCCCAGCCGTGTTGGTGGTAAGCGGGTTAGCGCCGCTTGTTTTTCCTTTTCGGTTTTTACACAAACACTGCTTCATGTGCCCACCAACTTTTTTTTCATAGGGGCTTGACAAACCCAAATCGTTTCAGTTTATAATTCGTTCAGCTAGGTGTGAGAACCAATGCGATAGAGCCGTTAATGAAATCCCGACCCCTTTGGGGTAGCGCGTCAGCCACAAGCTGGGGTGTTCTCTCACCGGGGTTTCATTAACGGCTTTTTTGTTTTTGAGACTGGGATTGTTTGTCGGGTTAGCGCCGGCATCTCCTAAACGGACGAAATGTTTTGAAAACACTGCTTCATGTGGTCAGTCCCAGTCTCATCTCTCACACGCAGCCGTCAGAGCGCGTTAGCTAATGGCCTGTATGGGCTGAACTCAAGAAACACAGAACCTCGGCGTGACCCGCGCCTCCAAGTAGAGTAATCGAACGGAATAAACAAGGATGTCGAAAGACAAATACCCTAGTACGCTGGGAGTTGATCGTTAAGGATGGTGCAAACTGACCTTATCGGGATCTCAGGGGAGGGCGGCTTGGCTGGCCGGTAGCTCACTTAACAACTGGGCAAAGCTCCTTGATAAAGAGCCGTTGGCCCCCTAAGATGGAGGGAGGGTCAACGGGTAAGAGGGCTTTTAGGTGGTAACATAACAGTTGACTCATCGGTAATTCATGAGTTATATTCTTAACACAGGAGGTAAGTATGGAAAATGATACAACAAAGCGTTTCCCACGCACTATGCACGAAGCGTTTAACTGCGATAACGAACCAATCAGCGGGCCATATGGTAAGCAGCCGTTCTGGCCAGTGGTCGCAATCTTTCTCATTGTGATCTTTGCTGGGATCATTTTGTTTTGGAGTCGCGTATGACTAGAGAAGATATTGTTCGCATGGCAAAAGAAGCGGGCATGGAGTCATTTAATATTTGTGTTGAATTAGATGACTTTGCCGCCCTTGTCGCTTCTGCCGAGCGTGAGGCGTGTGCACAAATAGCTGAATATAAATTGGATAACAAGGGCTTGACTGCGCCCGATTCACCCAAAGAATGGTGGAACTATGCTTGCCAAAACATTCGCGATGCCATCCGAGCAAGGGGGCAAGCATGAAAGCATTCCCAACACCAACATTCAGCATCAATGATGAAGCGCGTGTCACAGCTGTAGGCGGTGAAGGCGGTATGGATCTGCGGGATTACTTTGCGGCACAGGCCATGCAGGGGTTGCTCTCAGACGGAGTTGGGTCGCTTAGTGACGAGGAATTGGCTGACTGGGCATACAAACTTGCAGACGCCTTGATGGAAGCGAGAAAAGCATGACATTCGAGAAACCAAACGATTTTGAAATTAAGGACAGCGTCATGGTTGACGGGATTACCGAAGACTATGTCTGGTACCACGCCAAGCTTTTGCAAGAGAAGATGACCCACTGGGATCTCGAGTTTCAGAAGCTGGTCAAGGTCATGGAGTCCCGCCACAACGAGCATCTCAGAATGCTAAATGCAGCCATGGAAGAGAACCGCATATTGAAGCGTCAGCTGAAGGAGAAGAAAAAATGAAGCCCGGACAAGAAGCTTGCCTGCGAATGGCAGATTACCAATACAGATGCCGCAATCAAGACATGATGTGGCGCTGGCTGTTTACTTGGGCAGCATGGTCTGACAATGTTGACTTCTTCTCTGACCCAGTCATCAAGGCCGTAAAGAAGCCTAAGAAGCCTTGGAAGCACCTGACCAATACAGAGACTCTGGCAATTATCAAACAGCTCCCCAACTGGCAGACAGACCACCTGAACACGTTCATTTTTAAGGTGCTGGTTGAGGACAAACTGAAGGAGAAGAACGGATGAGCGTCCCGTACAACGATGACACTCGCGAGAGCTACGTTGCCAGACACAAGGCAGAGCATTTGTATTGGGCAAAACTTCACTACGGGCTTGAAGGCAAAGAGACTATTTCTATGTGGATTGCGCTGCTGAACTACGCCATGAGTGAAGACTTGTACGGCGATCACTGGGACAAACTAAAGGAGAAAAACGCATGAAAGACGATGACGATATTCAAGACTATGTTCGGCCTTGGGTTGGGCTGACGGAGTTAGAGAAGGCAGAGATTACGAGCCTTAAATGGTGGGATTGGGAAGATACTTTTGATATTGAAGGATTTATTAGGGCCATCGAAGCCAAGCTTAAGGAGAAGAACTCATGATCGAAGGCTTTGACCATGTTGGCACAGACCATGTGTGCAGCGTTTGCTCTTGTGATTTCACAGATGACGAGGGCGGCATTCAGGGTTACATCGGGATTATTCCGGTGGCCTTTTGCCCTACTTGCTATTCCGGCATCTGCGATATGGTGGAGCAGCTCGATGGCCGAGAGTGGGAGGGCCTGACCACAGAAGATAAAAACGAAATTCTGGTAGATGCAGTCCGGCACAACTGGAATGACAAAGTAATAGTGGAGCAAATCGAAGCCAAACTTAAGGAGAAAAATGCATGGTAGCCCTAGCACATTCACTTGCAGATAAGGTTCGGTATTTTGTAAACAAGCTGTTTACATACTTTAGAACTACCAGCGTTAAGACCACTCCAGATGTGGTGCCAGAGGAAAAGCCAGAGCCGCGCAAGCCCCGCAAGTACAACAAAGAGAAGCGCCAAGACTTCTCAAGCCTGCTGGATCAGCTTGAGCACACATTTAACATTGTTAAATTACCAACAATGACCGCATCTTGGCTTGCAAAAGACTCGATCATTGGCCTAAAGAAGCTTGGCGCCCATGTGCCAAATCCTTTTTTAATGACTTGGGATGATCAGAAGAGGTTTATTGATGTGACCAAGCCATTGCCGGCCCTGATGTGCATTTCTATATCTTCTGTAGATACCATCAACACCAGTAAAAAGTTCTACGCAAAGTTTGTTTTTGCGATCAAACTAAAAAAGCTGCCTTGGTGCGTGTCAAAGGAAACGGGCGTTCCGTATCAGTTTGGAATGTCTTTTGATGTGGACGGCAAGTTGTTCTGGGTCAATATGTACATCACAGTAAACAGAAAGACGGGGGCTATAACTTTTTGCGATGAACTAAAAACCACGGCCCACACAGTCCCAGCCAAGAGTTCAAACTCCCGCAAGGCAAATGGGAAATCTACTGTTTTTTATACAAAATCCTGGGCCACAGCAGAATACCTTGAGGATGGCGAAAGATCTGTTGATGAGTGCAAGATAATTGCTCAGAACTATTTTGTTGCAATGCATGAATGGTGGTCAGAGCGCGATAACCGCTGGAATGTGGTTGTTAAAAAGAATGGTGAGCGCGTGACCTTTGGCGTTAATAACGACCAGACGCCATACTATTTCAAGGACAGAGACAAAACCATCAAGACGCCAACAGGCCAAGCCAAGAAGATTGTTCACTATGTCAAGGAGCACGAAAGAAAGTACGGCGACAAAATCACGGTGGTCAAAGAGCACATTCGCGGCCTGCAAGAGTTTGAGTGGGCCGGCTATCAATGCAATGTTATTTCACCAAAGCTTCAGGCAAAAACAGCAGCCGGCTTTACTGCCCCATCAATAGATGATGAGGGTGATGAGGATACGGGCAATGTTGTTTACCTTAGTAAGCTGGGCAAAGTGTTAGCAGATTCTGAAGAAAGGCGGTCAGCATGACAAGCAGAGCACACACACCTGAAGACGTAAAAGCTATTGAAGCTAAATACGAATTAAACATATGGGAGAAGGCGTTGGGATGGCGCAAGCGGCAGATGATTCAGCGCCAGCTTGACCCGATCTCCAACAAGATACGCAATGACACCTTGGAAGAGGTGGCCAAAGAGTTTGATGCAATGAAAAACGGCGGAGACACAACGGCAGGGTTTGCCATCTATGTAAGGAGTCTTAAAAAGTGAATGGGTTTGCAAAACAACAGCTATCAATCGGCAGCAAGCAGCCGGTACATCAACACAGGGAATGCAATAACTGCAATGAAATGAAGCCGCCAGAGGGTGGCATCCAACTTAACCATACAAAATGGCACTGCGCCGCCTGCTGGGCAAACAGAGCCTCAAAAAGACCATCAACAAAAGGAAAACAATGACCGAAAGAGTCCTGCTTAACAAGATCCGCCTCGATGGCGGTACGCAACCACGCAAAGAGATTGACGAACCTTTAGTCCAGCACTACACCGAAGTATTGCTTGAGGGTAAAGACCAGTTCCCGCCTATCGACCTTTGGTTTGACGGCAAATCCTACTGGCCTAGCGATGGCTTCCATAGGTTCCACGCACACAAGCGCGCAGGGTTTTTGGACATTGAGGCCGTAGTCAACCAAGGCACCAAGCGCGATGCATTCTTGGCCTGTCTAAAGGCCAACGGGAAGCATGGCAAGCCACGCACCCCCGAAGAGCGCCGCTATGTGGTTCAGATGGCCTTAGAAGACATTGAGCTGGGCGAGAAGACTGACGTTGAGATCGCTGCAATCTGTGATGTATCGTCAATGACTGTTGGCCGTGTACGCAAGGCCATGGGGCTGGAGGCTGCCTCGCGGGTAGATAAGAATGGCCAGCGGGTCAACATAACTGGCCGTGGCCCCAAGGCGGCGCCCGAACCCGAACCAGAGTACACCGAAGACGATAAGATGCATGAGCTGGCCATCGAGCACACAGCATTATCAGAAGAGAATACCAAGCTCAAAGATATGCTGGCCATCCGAACATTGCCCGTGTCTGAGAAGGCCAGGACAGAAGTTCAGGAAACTATTGAGTCGCTGCGGGCCGAGGTCAAAGACCTTGAGTTCAAGCTGCGTACCATGACCCAATCACGCAATGAATTCCAGAGTAAGAATGCTGAGATGATTAAGCAATTAAACTATTGGAAGAAGCGCGTTGAGAGGGCAGAAAAGGCACTAGAATCTAAATAAACCGAAGCTGGGCGGTATCCCAGCAGGAGAAATCAAATGCTTAGTTTAAGACCGCATCAATCAGATGTTGTGGAGAAGCTCGCACAGGGCTTCAAAGATGGCCACAGAAGCCAGCTGCTATACGCCCCCACGGGGTTTGGCAAGACAGAGGTGGCCATGGCCATCATGCTGGAACAGGCCAAGCAGCTTAAGAATGTAGCGATGGTGCTAGACCGCATCGTGTTGGTCAATCAAACCAGCACCCGCCTTGGGAACTATGGAATTAACCATGGTGTTCTGCAGGCGGATCATTGGCGCTACAGGCCTTATGAAAAGATCCAAGTATGCAGCGCGCAGACACTAGAAAGCAGGGATAACTTTCCTGATGTGTCTATGCTCATCATTGATGAGTGCCATGTGCAGCGCAAGCAAATCATTCAGTTCATCAAAGACAGACCCGACATGAAGGTGATCGGCCTTACGGCTACACCTTTCACCAACGGGCTGGGCGATACTTACACCAATGTAGTTGGCGCCAAGCCTACTGGCGACCTGATCGAGGATAAGTGGCTAACCCCGCTGAAGATCTACATTGCCAAAGAAATCGACATGACCGGCGCCAAGAAAGTGGCAGGCGAATGGTCATCCGATGATGTATCTGAGCGCGGCATGAAGATCACGGGCGACATTGTCGAGGAGTGGATTACCAAGACCAACGAAGTGTTTGGCGGCCCACGCAAGACAGTTGTATTTGCGTCCGGTGTTGAGCATGGCCGCGACCTTGTGCGCCAGTTCAATGAAGCCGGTTATAACTTTGTGTCCATCAGCTACAAAGAGGATGACGAGTTCAAAGCCGAGACAATCGAGGATTTCAGCAGGCCTGACACGAAAATCAACGGACTAATTGCCACAGACATACTGACCAGAGGTTTTGACGTCCCTGATGTGATGATTGGCGTGTCTGCAAGGCCGTTTTCCAAGTCATTTAGCAGCCATGTCCAGCAGATGGGCCGAATCATGCGGCCTTATGATGGCAAAGATTACGGGTTGTGGCTGGATCACTCAGGTAATTACCTCCGGTTCAGGAAAGAATGGGACAGGCTATTCGATGAGGGCGTGACCGAGCTGGAGAACGGCGCCGAGACAGCCAAGAAAGAACCAACAGAGAAAGAAAAGACCGAGGCCAAGTGCCCAGCCTGCAAGACCTTGTGGGTTTGGCCTGATCGGGTCTGCGGTGAGTGCGGGTTTGAGAAACCCTTAAAGCAAGTCCTGAATGTCCCAGGTCAATTAACAGAGTTAGAAACAACCAAGCGCGAGCTGGTTACGGAGAATCAAAAGTTCTATTCTGAGCTGATCTTCTTTGCCAAGGCCAGAGGTTACAAAGAGGGTTGGGCTGCACATAAGTACAAAGAAAAGTATGGCACCTACCCTCGAGGCCTGCACACCAGCCCATTGACAACAAGCTATAAGACCAGCGCGTGGATCAAGTCGCGCAATATCGCTTGGGCAAAATCGAAGGCGCGCGTATGACCTTTGAAGAGTTCGCAAGGGATCATGGCCTCATGATTAAAGACCTGATCTTAGATCGCTGGGTGCGTGTTGGGACTGAGGATCACCCTCGGAAACAGAACGGCGCCTATATCTTTGACGGCCACAAGGGGGCAATCATTAACTTCGCTGTACATGATCGTCATATACTTTACAAATCCAGCGAGCCGTTCGTGCCTGATCCTAATGCTGCGGCCAGGCGCGAGGCGGCCAAGCAAGAGCACCAGCTGCGCCAGCGTAAGGCAGCAGACAAGGCCGCATTCATTCTGAATAACTCTGTTAAACAGCAGCACCCTTACTTGATTCGCAAGGGCTTCCCCGACAAAGGATTGGTTTGGAATAGCCTGCTTGTTCTACCGATGAGGATCGGCCAGAACTTAGTTGGCTGCCAGCTCATTCAGGAAGACGGCACAAAGCGCTTTTTGTCAGGGCAGCAGACCAAAGGGGCTAGTCTGGTGATCGACAACAAGGGCCGAAATGTTTTGTGTGAGGGGTTTGCCACGGGTATGTCTGTGCGTAGGGCAATGAAACATTTGCGCGAGCGTTACACAATTCATGTGTGTTTCTCTGCGGGGAATATGTTGGAAATCGCTAAGAACCTGCGTGACCCGCTGGTGATTGCTGATAATGATGCTATGGGGGTTGCGACAGCCAAAAAAATAGCCTCGGTCTACTGGCTAGGCGAGGCTGGAGAGGACTTCAATGACACCGAGCAGAGGATTGGCACCCAGTTGGCTGCCGAATCCCTGCGCGGGTTTCTGTAGTTATTTGCGAATGCCGGGGTCTAGCTCTCCATCCATGACCATAAAAATCACGCGCTTGGCGTCATTGATTGCCTCGTTTGCTTGAGCGCTGGCGCCCATAGAGAGCAGCTCTTGCGCGTCAGACATAAGGCCGGCGGCCATCATCAGAGCCCCGGTCAATTTGTAAGTGATTGAGTCTTCAATATCTTCCTTGGTAAGCCGGCGCCTTTCGGCGTTTTCTTGTGCTTTTATCTCCCACATTTTGTCAATGCGGGCATATGAATCGTCTTTGTTTGTCATGATTTAACCTCCTAAATTTGATGGTGAATGATCAAAGCCGCGCGCCTGAAAATAGTTATCTATTTGCTGATAGCTTTCGGGCTCGTCAATTGTGCTGAATTGCTCAAAGTCTTCTGTTGTGTCGGTGCCAGCTTTGTAATAGCCCACAAAGCCCATGCCGCACTCTATGTAAGTGGCCTCTACTTCGAAGCCCATGGCCTCGAGCGCGTGATAAATTGGTACCGGCGGGCTCCAAGCTGTGTCAAACCAAACAGTAAGAACGTGGCCGTTTAAATCAAATGGCACGTTCTCGTCCAGCCGGAGCTCCCACTTTGTGCCCCATTCACCGATACAAAAGTCGTACCAATTTTTGTACCCGTAAAGTTTAAGGTTCAATTGCTGGGCGGCCTCAAGCTTGGCCTGCTCTTCGCCTTTGCCAAGCCAGCCTGCGACAATCTGCAGCGGCTGGGGTATTGGTTTGATCATGTTGAAAATCTGCGGCACCTCGTCTGCTGCATGAGCGCGGCCAAGTTCGCGCACCAGCTCGGCCAATTTAGCCTCCGATGTTGCGCTCTTTGCTGTAAGTTTTAATGAATTTGCTGTCCAATTTGGCATTTAAAAATCTCCGTTTTGTTGGGTTAATTAACATTGTTAATTAGGAAATAGCCTCGTTTTACTGGCTGGAATAAGTCTATAAATAGCCTCGTTTTGCCAGCTTGTATGCTGGTCTTGCGGGCTGCCTGTCCGGCCCGGGGGCCGGTGCGTGGTGGGCGGTGGCTGGTTATCGCTGGGCCTCGTTATAACCCAGCGCGTAGAGTCTGCGGGCCTCGGCCCGGTCGGCCTCCGATTCAAGGGCCAGCAGAAAATTAAAGTTTTGCATTGCAGCCCGGGCGCGCGCTGCGTTGCCGGTCAGAATGGCCCGGGCCACTTTGTGGCCGGCTTCGGTGTAGGTGTGCTCAGTTTGTTTCATTGTGAACCTTCAGGGCCTCGCGGGCCAGCTCAATTGATACGGCTAAATTTTCCACGCGCGCCGTGTCGGGCATATCGGGCCCGGCTTGCTCGGCGTAGAAAATAAGCGACTCGAGCGCTTCGCGGATTGTTTCGGGTTTTGTGTGCCAAGTCATTATTTACTCCATGCGGAAAGCAGCGGGCCGGCGTTGTAGGCCGGTGCTGCTGGGTTTGAGAAAAGGCCCGGGCCCCGGGTGCGGCGGCCCCAAGTGTCACGGGCTGCTAGGTTTACCAATTGCCCGCGTTTAACTGCGTTGTAAACTTGATTGCGCGTGTATCCATCGGCCAGCAGCTGGGCCATGGTGCGCGGTTCTGTAATGCTCATATCGTGCAGCAGCCACAGCAAGGCGCATCCTCACAGCGGCCCTTTTTGTTGCGGTAGAACTCACGGCCCGAAATGTTGAAAACATTGCTCACGCGCGGGCTGGTCGTTGTAAATTGGATTGTGTCGGCGTCCGGCTCGAGCTGGGCCGTCCGGGTGTCGGTGTTGTACAAAATGAAGTCTCCGGGGTTTATCCGGGCGCCCGATAGGCTGCATTTGCCGGGGTATTTTGCGCGCATTGTTTTGATCATGGTTAACCTTTCAGAATTGGGATTACTTTGCGGGCCAGCTTGTCGGTTTGCTTGGCCTTGCTGCCATGGGCCCGGAACCCGACAATAAAATCCCGGTCTGCGCGGCTGCACCATGGCTCAAAGTTTCCGCAGCTCTCGCACGTTATCTCTTCGCGGGTTTGGGCTTCGCAGATCACGATTAGGCGCCCGGCTGGGGTGTGGCTGACTTTGGGTGTATCCATGGGCACAACGGCGGCCACGGGCCCGGCGCCGGTGTCTGCCAGCTGGTCGGCGTGGCCGGCGTTATCGGCTGACAAATTAACAGTAAAGCCCCAGCTGTTGGCGTGTTTGATCCACTTGAGGGCTTCGGGCTGGTGTTTGTGGGTGTAGGTGAACCCGCGCCGGCCCCGGTTGGCCTTCACAATTAGGCCCAGCGCGTGGGCGTCTACAGCTTCACCCTTACCGGGCAGATCACCCACTACAGCGAAGCGCCAGACCTGACCGGGCGGCAAGCTTTGAATGTGGCCGGCCAGCTGCTGCACCGGGGCGCCGCGCTGGGGCACCTTGTCCCAGCTCATGCGGGTGTGGAAGTCTTCACCATAGCAGCCGGCCCGGTAAAGGGCGCAGCCGGGCGGGCAAGTTTCGCGGAGGTTGTAAGTAACTGGCAGCGGGCCGGTTTTGCGGTTTCCGCTGTTTCTTATGAATGTGTAGAGCATGGTTCAGGCCTCCAGCGTTGCGCGGCTTGCGAGCGCTTCGGATATGGTGCCATCGCGCTGCAGCTGGTCGAGAAAATCAACAAAAGCGCAGCGGGTGTCAATTGGATAAACCAGCGGCGCGGTTTTGTCGCTGCGGTTCGGGCTGTAGCGGTAGCGGCGGCGTGGTAAGTCCGGGAAAGCTTCCCAAAATGCGGCGCGGATCTGTTTTTGATTGGTCATGATTAGAACCCCTTTGTAAAAATATCGAAGTAAAAAAGGGCGCCCACAGTCAGGGCGCCGGCCATTAGTAAAATAGTTAGGAAATCAAAACCAGCAGCGGCCCGGGCTTCGGCGCGCTCTGCTGCTGGGCTGTAGTGTTGGCGGTGTCGGTGGTGTTTCATTGGTTGCATGGCTGGGCTCAATAGTTGTATGAAACGCGCAAATAAACGCTGTATTCGCGGGCGCTGGTGCGTTTAACGCTGGCGCTGGTGCTCGGGCACCCGCAACAGTCATGCTCATGCCTGCAGCTGCTGCCGGCCATGGTCGCGGCTATGGCCCGGGATAGGTCGCGGCCCTTTAGCTCGCGCGGTGCAATAACCTTCGCAAGATAGGCGCCGCCGTCATCGAAGCCCTCGGGCTCGCGCGTCATGCGCTGCTCTAGCAGCTTGGCCGTGCCGATATGGGCCCAGCTGTCAAGGTGTGACCAGCCCGGGGTGTAGGTGTGGGTTTCGCGTTCGAATAATTCAAGCTTAGACATGGTCGGCCCTTTCGAGTTGGTCATTGAGTTGCTGCAGCACAGCTGCGCGGGTTCCGGTGAACCCTTCTTTTTTAAGGATTGCGTAAGCGCTGGGGCCGCGCTTTTTCATTCCGGCAATTTCCAGCTTAAGCGCTGCGCGGAGGGTGGCCAGCCGGTAGCGGGCTATTTGGTCGGGTGTAGTGAGAGTCATTGTTTTCCTTTCGGTTGGTTGGGGGTTATGCATCATCAAGCAGCAGCGCGGCGCGCTGGTCGTAGTCGGCCCGGGCTTCGCGCTCGAGTTCGCGCCGGCCTTCGTGGTCTAGGTCGTGCAGCTGGTCGCGTATCTTTCCTAATCTCACACGGGCCAGCTGTATAGCGCCCCGGCCAATATCCCAGCCGGCGTTAAATGCTGCGCGATAATCGGCCTCTTCGGCCCGGTAGTCTGCAAGGGCCAGCTCTTCGAGCGCTTCCAGCTCTTGAACTGTAGTGTTTAGGTTCTTAAGCGCTGCCAGCTGTTGGCCGATTCCCAGCCCGGCCAGCGGGCGCGATACGTTAGGCCAGCTCTCTACTGCAGCGGCGTAGTGTTTACCGGCCAGCACAGTAATGGCCCGGCCCTTGTGCTGCTGCAGCTGCTGTTCTGTCATTGCAGCCCAAACCCGGCGCTGGTGGGTGCTCATGTCAGTAAGGGCGCGATTGTAGGGCTGCAGCTGGCGCGTTGGGCTCACGGCGCCGTGTAGGGCCGAGAGAATGATTACATCAGCGCCGGCGCGCTCTGCTGCTGCCATGGCCAGCTTGAACGCTTGGCCCTGATACAGCTCTGCAGCTGGTGCAATACGGCCCAGCTTGGCGCCGCTGCAAGCGATTAGATAGAGTGGTTTCATAGAGTTCCTTTCGGTTGGGGTTAAACATGAATAACGATTACATGATGTCATGTGTTGACTTGTCAAGGGGTTTTTTAACAGTTAACGCAAAATATTTTTGCCGGCGTTGCGTATAGGCTGCAGCTACTGGGTGAGAGCACCGACCAGGGGGCAAAGCAGCGCGTTTTTTTGGGTCGGTTTTTGTGGCCGGTTTAGTGCCTGGTTGTTTGTGCCGGGTCAATCGGTGCAGCAGCTGTTCAACCGATAGGGCCAGCAGCGGCCCAGCTGGTGCAAGTGCGTTGCATTGTGTCGCGGGCTTTGGTATGGTCGGGCTGTTCTTAATTTGTACCCTTACAAAACCATGCCACAGAAACTCAC